TGATAATATTTTAACGACATCTAAAGATACAAACAAACAATATCTTTCTCCAGGATTTGGTAGAGCAACCCAAATGGGTGTTCGAATGACTAAGCAAGTTAAAAGGCAAGGTTGTTTTACACTAAAGTCTCTGATGGAAGAAAAGAAGTTACTTATTTTTGATGCAGATACCATCTCAGAATTCTCCACCTTTATTGAAAAGATGGGAACTTGGATGGCAGATGAAGGTTATTTTGATGACTTGGTAATGAGTTTAGTCATGTTTGCATGGGTAACCAGCAATACATATTTCACCGATCTGACAGATATTGACATTAGAAAAAAGTTATATGATGGTCAGATGAAACAGATAGAAGAAGAACTGACACCATTTGGTATAATAATGAATGGCACTGAAGAAGAAGTTTTTGTTGATAGTGGAGACCTATGGTCTGTTGATGCTGCACCAGCTAAACGTGGTTGGATGTAAAGTAGACATCTTATAAATAAGTTTATAACAAAAAAGACAGTGGTTTTTGTCAGTTTTAATACACAAGGAGAAGAAAATGGCATTTCAATTATCGCCAGGAGTCCTAGTTACTGAAAAGGATCTAACTAACGTCGTACCAGCAGTCTCAAGTTCTGCTGGTGGATACGTTGGTTACTTCCTCTGGGGACCTGTAAACGAAATTCAAACAGTTTCGTCAGAAAACCAACTCGTCCGCGAGTTTGGTAAACCAACAAGCACAACTACAGTACACTTCCACACTGCTGCTAACTTTCTTGGTTACGGCAACAACCTGCAACTAGTTCGTGCAGTTGGCACAGCAGCAAGAAATGCTGTTTCGTCCGGAACTGCAATTGCGATTAACAATGAAGATGTATATACTGCATCGTATTCTTCGGGAGAAGGAAACGTAGGAACTTGGGCTGCTAAGTATCCAGGTGCTGCTGGTAACTCACTAAGAGTTGGTATCGCAGACGCAGCAACATTCGGTGAATGGTCATATGTTGCACAGTTTGATTCTGCTCCAGGAACCTCAGAATATGCAGCGAATTTCGGTTCAACTGGTGACGAACTTCACGTAATCGTTGTTGACGAAGATGGCGTATTTACTGGTACTGCTGGTACTGTTCTAGAAAAATTTCCATTCGTTTCTAAGGCATCGGATGCTAAGAATTCGGATGGTTCTTCTAACTTTTATAAGAACGTAATTAATACACAATCAAAATACATTTGGTGGATGGATCATCCAGCATCAATGTCTGATTGGGGTTCAACTGCAGCAGTTGCAGGCGCATTTGTCGGTCTTAATTCACCAGAAAACGTTTCTCTTACAGTGGGTGTTGATGCTGCTCCTGCAGCTGGTGATCTTCAAGCGGGTTACGATCTGTTTGGCAATAAGGAACTAGTTGATGTTTCGCTTCTTCTGACTGGCGGTCATGCTGTTGCTGTTACTCAGCACGTCATTGATAACGTTGCTCTAGATCGTCTTGACTGCGTTGTGTTCCTCTCACCTCCTCTGGCAGCAGTACAGAACAATGCTGGTGACGAAGCAGACGACATCGTAACATATAGAAGTTCAACCTTAAATCGTTCGACTTCATACGCTGTTATGGATTCAGGTTGGAAAGTTCAATACGACAAGTATAATGATGAGTATATCAATATTCCATTGAATGCTGACACTGCAGGTCTTTGTGCTCGTACTGATCAAACCAATGATCCATGGTGGTCACCTGCTGGTTTCAACCGTGGTGCGATCAAGAATTGCGTGAAACTTCTGTTCTCACCAAACCAAACAGATCGTGATACTCTTTACAAGAATGGCATCAACCCAGTTGTGTCGTTCCCAGGACAGGGTGTTGTTCTCTATGGTGACAAGACACTTCTTGCTAAACCATCGGCATTCGATCGTATCAATGTTCGTCGTCTATTCATCGTTCTTGAGAAAGCGATTTCAACTGCTGCTAAGTTCCAGTTGTTCGAATTCAACGATGTCTTCACTCGTGCACAGTTCAAGTCACTAGTTGAACCATTCCTCCGCGATGTTCGTGGTCGTCGTGGTATCTATGACTTCCGTGTCGTATGTGACGAAACAAATAACACTGGCGAAGTAATTGACCGTAATGAGTTTGTTGCAGATATCTACATCAAACCTGCTAAGTCGATCAACTTCATCTACCTTAACTTCATCGCAACTCGTACCTCGGTATCGTTCGAAGAAGTTGGTGCCTAATAACCCGAATAAATAGAATTATAGGAGAAATCTATTATGGATATTTCAAAGTTTAAAGGGTTACTAGGTGCTGGTGGTGCAAGACCTAACCAATTCCGTGTATTGCTCAACTGGCCAGGATATGTAACATCCGTTCCTGACAGAGAATATGCACTTTTGGTTACTGGTGCTGCCCTTCCTGCATCAACAGTAAACCCAACTCTCGTTCAGTATCGTGGTCGCGAAGTGAAACTCGCTGGTGAGCGTATCTTCGATCCGTGGACAGTAACAATCATCAATGACACTGAAATGTCACTCCGTAAACCATTCGAAGAGTGGATGAACGGAATGAATGATCTGGAATTGAACACAGGTGTTCTTACACCAACAGACTATCAAGCAGATATTATCGTTCAGCATCTTGATCGTAATGATGATGTGCTGATGGAATATACTCTGTTTAACTCGTTCCCGATTAACATGTCAGAAATTGGTTTGCAATATGGTCAGAATGATGTAATCGAAGAGTTCACCGTAACCTTCAACTACTCACACTACCTAACTGACACACTTTAAGAGTAATCTAATATTATGGAAATTTTTGGTTATAAGATTACACGATCTGTGGAGCCACCAACGGAAAAATCGTTCGTGGCTCCAACAGACGACGGTGGCACAGACGAAATTAAAGCAGGTGGTTACTATGGAACCTATCTAGACTTAGATGGGACTGCCAGCACAGAACAAGAACTTATCAGACGCTATCGTGACATTGCTGGTATGGCAGATGTCGATACAGCAATTGATGATATTGTTAATGACTCTATCTCAAATCTTGATGACGAAGATCCAGTTAGAATTAATCTGGATGATGTAGAGATGTCTGCAGGCATCAAGAAAGATATCGAAAAAGAATTCGAAGAAATCTTGAGAATCTTAGATTTTAAACTAAGAGCACATGATTACTTCCGCCGTTGGTATGTCGATGGTAGATTGTTCTTTCATAAAGTCATTGACACAGCAAACCCAAGACAGGGTCTGACTGATGTTCGATACATTGATCCACGGAAGATTAAAAAGGTTCGTGAGATCGTCAAGGAAAAAGATACCAAGACCAATGTCGATTTTATCAAACGCATTGATGAGTATTTTCTTTTCAATGAAAAAGGTGTAGTACACCAAAAGTCAGCAAACGTGAATGATTATTCAACCAGCGCGAATGCACTTAGAATTACAAAGGATGCTATTTGCCATGTTCCTTCTGGTCTTGTTGATCAGGATAAGAACGTGGGATTGTCGTATCTACATAAAGCAATACGTCCAGCAAACCAACTTCGGATGATGGAAAATGCGCTTGTAATTTATCGTATCACTCGCGCTCCTGAGCGTCGAGTATTTTATGTTGACGTTGGTAACCTACCTAAGATTAAAGCGGAACAATACCTCAAGGGTATTATGAATCAGTATCGTAACAAAATCGTTTACGATTCAAACACTGGTGAAATTCGTGATGATAAGAAATTCATGTCAATGCTTGAAGACTTCTGGTTGCCTCGCCGCGAAGGTGGTAGAGGAACTCAGATTGAAACACTTCCTGGAGGAGAAAACCTTGGACAAATCCAAGACGTTGATTACTTCCAGCGTAAACTATATCAAGCATTGAATGTTCCCATCTCAAGACAGCAACAGCAATCAGGTTTAAACTTTGGTCGTGCTGCTGAAATTAATCGTGACGAGTGGAAGTTTACAAAATTTATTGCTAGACTGCGTCGTCGTTTCTCGTTAATTTTTGATGATCTCCTAAAGACTCAATTGATTCTAAAGGGTATCATTACTGAAGCAGACTGGGAATCCATCAAATACAAGATTCAATATAACTTTGCAACTGATGCATATTATACAGAATCTAAAGAACAGCAAATTCTTCAGTCTCGTATTGAAATTTTAAATGGAATGTCAACTTTTATTGGTTCGCTCTACAGCAAGGAATATGTCCAAAAGAATATTCTGAAACTTACTGACGATGAAATAGCAGAAATCGAAGTATCGAATACTGCTAATCCGCCAGAAGTTCCACCTGCAGAAGAGCAACCACCACAACAAGAACAAGGATAATTATTATGGAAAACAATGTAGCAGATCTAATAAATAACATTGAAAGCGGCACTTTAGCAAACGCAGAACAAGTCTTTAATGACCTGATGGACATGAAAGCAGGTGCTGCGCTAGATGCTTATAGAGAGCAAATTGCCATGAATGTATTCAACGGACAAGAGACAGATCCTGAAGATGACTCCGACGCCGACTTTGATGATGAATCAGAAGAAGATTTTACGGGAGAAGACGATGCTTAGATTTAAAGACTTAATGGAAAGAATCAATGAAACTCGGTATTTATCCGAAGGTCCAACCCATTTAGAGTATGGTGGATCTGTTGGTGAAAAAGAGTATACAATAAAAGTACCACAGCATAAAGAGTTGGGTGATTATTCTGATAAGGGTCTTCATCGTAAGATCAGTAAAGAAAACCCCCATTTACATCACCATGAAGTTACTGCAATCGTAAATTCTGGTGGAGAAGAAGAATCTCATGAGAAAGTTGAACATGAGGGAAAAACTCATACACATCATGTGATTAATTACCAAGAACCTCGCCATTTATATGAAGAAGTCGAAAAACTCGACGAAGACTTATATAAAGATCAGCACCCTGGATATAATGAAAAGCATGCTGCTCACAGTACAGCGAAGAAACTGCATAGTTCAGGTCACCTCAAACCAGAATACCATAAAGATGGTAGTGCAACTATTCATGTGAAACCTTACGACGATACCAGTTCAACGAGACTTACCGATCGTATTCATCAGGATGCAGGACTGTATTATAATCACCCTCGTAGAAAGTTTGCAAAAGGAATAACTCAAGCCCACAATGGGTTGAAGTATCGCACACGATCGGATGATGGCGGAAAAACTCATTCAGTTCATATTTCTCCAACTACAGTAAAAAATATGCGGGACGGATCTGCTAGAGAAGTAAGAGAAGAAGTCGAAGGTATCCATGAAATTTCTGCGATGAAGGCAATTAGAACCTCTGTGAAGCGCGAAGTTTCAGGAGTAACTAAGTCAATACAAACTGGCGATTTTGATGCCGCTAACCAAAAGAAAATTGATAATAACAAAGATCGCATTCATAAAAAGTATGGATATAGAGCCGCAAATATCGCGCATAATGTAGCAGGAAGAAGACTTGATTATCATGATGGTCCTTATCAACCACGTGTACGCAAGGAAGAATTCGATTTTGATTTATTCGAATCAATTATGCTAGGCGAAGGCGATCTATCTATTCGTACTTTGTATAACAAATACGCAGACCATGCTCTTGGTGCTGGAGATAGTCCAGATCCTAAGAAAGCTGCTGCGGTCAAGAAAGCAATTGTCAAGGTCCATGGTGCCACTGTTATGGGTCATCTAGAAAAAGCCAAGAATGCTGCTGCCAAAAATGATCAAGATTCAGAAAGCAATCATTTTAACAATGCTAGAAATTCAGCAAAAACAGACACTATGAGTGCAACTGTTGGCAAGAATCGTTCTTCTATGCGTAAAGAAGAAGTCGATCTAGACGAGAGTCGTATGAAAGATCTGGCGATGGACATGGAATCATTGTCACATGCAGATTTTAAAAAAAAGCATAGAAGATCAAAGCAAGAAATGCAAGATGCGTTAAAGTCTGAAGAACTAAAGGGCAATCAACATAAGATTGATGCCAATAAGAATGGTAAGGTTGACGGACACGATTTCAAGATTTTGCGTAATGCAAAGAAAGCAAGATACCAGTAAGGAATAACAGATGGCGGACAAAGCAGTTCTAAAACTAACACAGATTCATGGTGTTGTAAAAGTGCGTGGTACTGGGTCAGCCACAATTGCACTTGCTACAGACTTGAAGAAAACATCCGAATCCCAGTCTTCACCAAAGGCAAACATTCGCACCATTCATTGGGCAATGTCAAATGGAGATACCGCGACCATTACTAGAAATAGTGTAACTTTATATTATCTGTCTGGTACAGGTAAGATGGAATTCTTGGGCTGGTCTGATAATGAAGAAAATGGTTCAGACATCGTAGTAAATTTTGCATCGGGTACTGGATCTGTAGTTCTGGAACTCGCTAAGATTTCCGGATATGGTTCGCAGCAACATCAGAACCAAGGAGATCTAGGATAATGAAACTTATTACTGAAGTCGTTGAAGATGTAAACCTTTTAATCGAAGAAACCGATGGTAAGAAAACACACTTTATTGAGGGTGTGTTTCTGCAATCTAATTTGGCAAACCGCAATGGTCGTGTATATCCAAAAGAGATAATGTCAAAAGAAGTCGAGAGATATAATGAAAGTTATGTCAAGTCGAATCGTGCTCTCGGAGAACTCGGTCACCCAGATGGTCCATCGATTAATCTAGATCGCGTTTCGCACATGATTGTTTCGCTTAGAGAAGACGGTGACAATTATATTGGTAAAGCAAAACTCATGGATACTCCAATGGGTAATATTGCTAAAGGTCTTATCGAGGGTGGTGCTAAACTTGGTGTTTCTTCCCGTGGTATGGGTACATTGAAAGCAAACAAAGAAGGTATTAATGAAGTCCAAGACGACTTCTACCTTGCTACTGCTGCTGACATTGTAGCAGATCCTTCTGCTCCTGACGCATTCGTTCAGGGCATTATGGAAAATAAAGAATGGGTCGTGGTTAATGGTGTGTGGACAGAGCAAGCATGCGACATGTCTAAGAAGTTGATCAAGAAAGCATCCAGAAAAGAATTGGAAGAAGCGAAGTTGAGAGTATTTGAATCTTTCTTAAATCGTGTCTCCCGTAAAACAAAAGTTTTATAAATATTATATAATCTCGAATTCTAGGAGAAGCAAATGAACGTAGAAAACAAAATCAGAGAGTTGCTTACAAAAAAGCAACTATCCGAGGAAAATGCTGGTCCGATGGGCGCAGCAAAGGGTAAGGATACTTCTATCCCTGCAAAAACTGCAGGCGACACAAAGAATCCGCGTCAGGGATCGTCGGAAGACGCAACTATTGCAAGCGAACGTGATCAGGAAACTGACAATCCAGGCGCTAAAGAAGCTTCGCCAGTTTCTGATAACAAGAGCAAGATTTCACAATCGGGCGCAGGTGCTGCTCCAAACTTTACTACAGTTGCTGATCCAACGTCGGTTGTAAACCAAGCGTCTTCAAAAGGTAATGTTCATCAAGAAGAATATGATCCAGAAGAAGATGAAGATCTAGAAGATGGTGAAGATGAAGATCTTGAAGAAGATTTCGCTGCCGATCTAGCATCTTTGTTTGATGGTAATGAAAACCTAACAGAAGATTTCCGCGACAAGGCATCATCGCTTTTCGAAGCAATGGTTGTTGCGAGAGTTTCCAATGAAGTAAGTTTGATCGAAGACCGTTTGGTTGAAGAAGCTGCTGAGTTGATGGAAGAATATAAGTCGGAACTCGTAGAGAAGGTTGATTCTTATCTCGGTTACGTAATCGAAAATTGGATCGAAGAAAATCAATTGGCAGTAGAAAACGGTCTCCGTACTGACATTGCTGAAGATTTCATCGACGGTCTAAAAACACTTTTCGCTGAGCATTATGTTGATGTCCCAGAAGACAAATACGATGTTCTAGGTGAAATGCAATCACAGATCGAAGAAATTTCTTCGAAACTGGATGAAGCAATCGCTGCTAATGTAGAACTACACGATGCTAATCTTCACCTCAACAAGGAAAGTGTTCTTTCTGTAGTTGCTGAAGGTCTTGCAAAAACAGACGCTGAGAAATTCAAGTCGTTGGTCGCTGATGTAGAATTCGAGAATGCAGATATCTTTGAAGAGAAGTTGAATGTCATCAAGGAAAATTATTTCCCCAAGACAAGAACTCTTTCTGAAGAGAAGTTTGACGATGGAGTTGACAATGACTTCAGCGAAGGATCAACCGTAAGTCAGTATATCAAGGCACTTGACGTACTTGCTTCTAAAAATTAAATTTATATAAATAAATCTATTGAACACCTAAAGGGGAAAACTAAATGTTTCTTTCAGAGCAACTAACAAAAAAGTGGGAACCAGTTCTCAATCATGACGGACTTGGCCAGATCACAGATAAATACAAGCGTGCGGTTACTGCAGTAGTTCTTGAAAACCAAGAGAAGGCACTTCGCGAAGAGCGCACTGCTCTTTTCGAAACTCCAGCAAACAACATCGCTGGTACTGGTGCGTCTGACATCGATCGCTACGATCCAATCCTAATCTCGCTCGTTCGTCGTGCGCTGCCTAACTTGATGGCATATGACGTTGCTGGCGTTCAACCTATGACTGGTCCAACTGGTCTTATCTTCGCAATGAAGTCGCGCTACAGCACACAAGATGGCACAGAAGCTCTCTTCAACGAAGCAGATACAGACTTCTCGGGTAGTGGTTCTCATGATGGTTCAAACCCAGTTGATGGTACTTACACCACTGGTGTTGGTATTGCAACAGTAGACGCTGAGCAACGTGGCGAATCTGGCGGAACTGACTTTGGCCAAATGGCATTCTCGATCGAGAAAACAACTGTAACTGCTAAGACACGTGCTCTTAAAGCAGAATACACTGTAGAACTCGCTCAAGATCTCAAGGCAATTCACGGTCTTGACGCTGAAGGCGAACTTTCCAACATCCTTTCACAAGAAATTCTTGCTGAAATCAACCGCGAAGTTATCCGTACGATCTACAAAGTTGCTAAGACAGGTGCCGCTTCGACTGCAACTGCTGGTACTTTCGATCTTGACGTTGACTCAAACGGTCGTTGGTCAGTTGAGCGTTTCAAGGGTCTTCTGTTCAACATCGAACGTGACGCTAACGTAATCGCTCAAGACACCCGTCGTGGTAAGGGTAACTTCATCATCTGTTCGTCAGATGTTGCTGCTGCTCTCGCAATGGCAGGTATGCTTGACACAGGTGGTGCGCTTAATGGTTCGCCAACTCTTCAAGTTGATGACACAGGCAATACCTTCGTTGGTACGCTGAACGGTCGTTACAAAGTATTCGTAGATCCATACTCAGCAAACACTGGCGCTGCATCGCAGTTCTATGTTGTTGGTTATAAGGGTTCTAATGCTTATGACGCTGGTATCTTCTATTGCCCATACGTTCCACTACAAATGGTTCGTGCTATCGATCCTAACACCTTCCAACCAAAAATTGGTTTCAAGACTCGTTACGGGATGATCGCTAACCCATTCGTAACTCAGTCGAACGGCACAACTGACGCTGATACATTCACTGCTAACCGCAACCAATACTATCGTCGCGTTAAGGTTACTAACCTTATGTAATCGATACCTTCCCATTAGAGGAAGGGTTGCAAAAAAACTGGGGGGAGCAGAAATGCTCTCCCCATTTTCATTATAAATAGTATGAAACAAATGAGGGTAACATGGTATTAAAAACATCGCTGGGTGTAACAGAAGCAAACTGGGTCAATCAACAACCCAGCGATCTCGATTATCTTAAACCAAATGGGTTTAAGTTTCAGGTTCACAATCTACCAAATGTTTCATACTTCTGTCAGGCAGCAAATATTCCTGCGATACAACTCGGATCTCCTACATTCCAAACACCACTGTCAGATATTCCAGTTCCTGGAGATAAATTAACATATGGTGACTTGGTAATTCGGTTTCTTGTTCAAGAGAACATGAGCAACTATCTTGAATTATATAACTGGATGGTTGGTCTAGGATTTCCAGAGTCTAGAGATCAATATAAAAACTGGAATGAATCGCAACGTTATAGATTTCCTGCCATTTCAGATAAACGTCTCGGCGCATTAGGAAACTTCTCAGACGCAGACTTCTTCATTCTTGACTCGGACAACAATCCGAATGTTAAAATTACATACTATGATGTGTTCCCAGTTAGTCTTGAGGCATTAGACTTCGACATCAGTTCTGGTAGAGCAGATTACTTGGTTGGTATTGCTGCATTTAAATATCGCCAATATACAGTTGCGGCACTTTAAAGCTTGACATTCCAAGCAAAATTTAGTATACTTATATTATTTTTCTATTGAGGGCATTATGAAACTATCTGAAATTCAAGAGTCATGGACTAAAGACTGCAAGATCGACCAATTAAATCTTGGTCCAGAATCAACCAAAACTCCAGAGTTGCATTCTAAGTATCTTAACATACTATCAAATTCTAAACTGCAGTTGCGCAAGGCAGAGGCAGATTATTATCGCTTGCGCAGAACTAAGATGCGGTATTATCGCGGCGAACTTACTCGTGAAGAACTTGAAGAACATGGGTGGAATCAATACCAAGGTCTCAAACCATTAAAAAATGAGATGGACGATGTTCTTCAGTGTGATGAAGAGATGATCAAACAACAAGACAAGATTGATTATATCAAGGCAGTTTTATATCAATTAGAGCAGATTCTGCGGTCACTAAATAGTAGGACATGGGATATTAAGTCCGCAATTGAGTGGACCAAATTTACAAATGGATTAATGTGACCGATCTAACCATCACTAAAAAAGATGAAGTGTATCTGAATGTGGAATGCGACCCCAGTATTTCGCAGGAACTATTAGAGTATTTTACGTTTGATGTTCCAGGTGCAAAATTTATGCCTACCTACCGTGCTAAGTTATGGGACGGTAAGGCAAGGTTGTTTAACATGTGGACTAAAGAACTATACGTTGGTCTCCTTCCATACCTCAGAGAATTTTGCCAGCGCAATGAATATGAGATGGACGTTCAAATCGAACGTATCGGCGATCCCATAACCTATGAAGAACTGGTTGAATATGCTGACTCACTGAATCTCCGCTCACAAGGTAATCCGATCGAAGCAAGAGACTATCAGTTGGACGCAGTTAAGTATGCGATTCGTATCGGTAGAACTCTGCTACTGTCACCAACTGCATCAGGTAAGTCGCTGATCATTTATCTGTTGATGCGTTACCACCAAAAGTTTGACCGCAAACAATTAATTATTGTTCCTACCACATCTCTGGTTGAACAAATGTATAAGGACTTTCAAGATTATGCCTCGGAAACAGACTGGAAAGCAAGTTATAATTGTGCGAGAATCTATTCGGGGTTCGAGAAGTCGAATGAGTATCCCATTACAATATCAACATGGCAGTCAATCTACAAGTTACCTAAAAAGTTTTTTGATGAGTTTGATGTTATATATGGAGACGAAGCGCATCTTTTCAAAGCGAAATCGTTAACATCAATCTTCAATAAATGCACCAAGACTAAGTTCCGCATCGGAACAACAGGAACTCTTGATGGAACTAAGACGCATAAGTTAATCCTCGAGGGATTGTTTGGTAAGGTTCATAAGGTTATCTCGACCAAAGAATTAATGGATCAGGGATCCGTTGCCGATCTAGACATAACTTGCATCGTGTTGGATTATACTGATGAAGAGAAGAAATCACTAACCAAGTATACCTATCAGGAAGAAATGGACTGGTTGGTAACACATCAAAAGCGCAATAACATCATCAAGAATCTGGCAACCACCCAGAAGGGCAACACGTTGGTGCTATTCCAGTTTGTTGAGAAACATGGCGCTGTTTTGTATGACTTGATCAACGAGAAGATCGGAAAGTCTCGCCGAGTATTCTTTGTCCACGGTGGAACTGACACTCAGCAACGCGAGAAGGTTCGAGAGATTACCGAGAAAGAAAAAGATGCAGTTATCATCGCATCTTATGGCACCTTTTCAACGGGAATAAATATAAGGAATCTGCATAATGTCATATTCGCTTCTCCGTCGAAATCTAGAGTAAGAAATCTTCAGTCGATTGGTAGAGGATTGCGTAAGGGAGATGACAAAACTTCCTGCCGTCTTTTTGATATTGGTGATGACTTATCT